AAATGATACATTTTTAAAAATATCGGATAGCAAAACATCCCTTTCTGCTATTCTATATGTTAATTTTGGATAGTTTTTAAATAACATGTTATGTCTTTGTTGTAGATGCTATACCAGAACCAGTGCTGATCAGCACTCCTGATCTATTAGTTATAGTAGTAGATGTAGCAGAACCTGGAGTAGTAAATCTGAACGCTGGTTCCAATTCCTGAAAAACTAAAGATAAAGTGTAAGATACAGGTTTAATTGCATTTTCTGAACCCAATCCAGCCAAAGAATTTGTATCAAATGCAGTTTTTTTATGAGTTACGGTTTTTAATACACAAACTTGAGGATTTCCAGACCAACTTTTGTCCATCTTATAGTCTTCCGCTGGACCTATTCCAAACATCCACAGAGGTGGATGAAAGTATCTAGTTAATATTCCAGCAAACAATGATCTAGCAGTTGGCAATGAAAGAGACTCAAATGCTTCAATTACGGATGCTGCTGCTAGAGAATCTGCAACTGTTAAGCAGGGAAGAGTTAATCTGATTTCATAATTTCTCGTCGGACCTTCACTTTTATAAACTGCATCCTTTAAATCAGTTTCTATATTTGAATTAAATCCACTTAATCTGCCTAACCCTTTTTCTAAATTACCAAGTGCTTTGTTTACCTTTTCAATAGGCATAATACTTTGTATTCTTTCTATCAGTGGCTGGGTAACGGGGGGAAATAAAGTTGGTGCAGCTCCTTCGGCAACTATATATTTGTGATTTGTATTTGTTTGAAAATTTGGTTGTGCAGGAACCCATATTTGTGCTTTTTCTTTTGCAGCAATCCCTGGAATAATAGTATCTGATCCACTTGAACTAAATTTAATTTGTGCTCTTCCAACCGCTGTGCTGCTGTATTCATAGCAATAGAATTTCATCCACAAAGGAATTTGATTTCGTATTTCTGGAGTAGCAGGATATACGAATTTTCTATTTTTTTCAAAAATAGAACCTACATTTGCAACTTGAAATCTTGTCATTTTAACCCCTAAATAGAATTATGCCGTATAAAACCAAATTTATTCCAAAAAATCCTACAAAATATATAGGCGACATTGATAAAATTATTTGCAGATCCCTTTGGGAAAGAAAATTTTGTAAATTTCTTGACGAAAACCTAAATATATTAAGGTGGTCGTTTGAAACCTTAAAAATACCATACATTCACCCAATAGACAACCAAGTGCACATCTATTTGCCAGATTTTATTGTTGAAAAAAAATCAAAAAATGGTTCTATAGAAACACTTGTTGTTGAAATTAAACCGTTCAAACAAACAAAAGAACCAAAATTAAGCAAAAGAAAGTCTAAAAAGTCACTAATTAATGAAAATATAATATATGCTATAAATACTAATAAGTGGAACGCTGCTAAAAATTTTTGCACTAAACATTCTTGGAAATTTATACTTTTGACAGAAAAAGAGCTATTCGATGGCAATCAATAACATAAGTTCAACAATTCAAGAATTCAGACAAAATGTTTTGGGTCGTGGTGGACCTCAACTCGCAAGTCTGTATGAAGTATATCTAAACTCTCCAAGAGAAACAATAGTAGCATATCCATTAAATATCATACTGCCTGGAAGACAATATGTGTACTATGAACATGATCTTTGGGGACCAAATAGAAAAGTTCCCTATAAAAGAGGATATACTCAGTGTCATATGACTTTTATAGTGTACCAAGATTGGGCAGAGAGAACATTTATAGAGCAATGGATGGATATTATAATCAAAAACAATGGAACATCTGTTGGTAGACCTGTATCTAGTGGTCAACCAGCAAATGCAGACCCTGGACCTTCAAATACAGCACCAGATTCTTTCGATAAGTACATTGATGCGGTTAGGGATTATTTTAATGGGACATCAACAGTTGGTCCAGCATCAGAACTTTCAAATGACACAATTTCCCAAGCAATCAGTTCTGGTGCTAATTCTAGTTTTTCAACATCAAATTATAAAGATTTTATTGACTACTATAATGGAGTAGGAAGTATACAAATACGATGCGTCAACTCACAAAGAAGAAGTTCACCAAATGTAAGAATAACTCTCAAAGAAGCATTTCCAGCAGCAATAAGTCAAATGAGTATGGTTTCGGAAGCAACTGGATATGCAACATTTAATGTGACATTTCAGTTTAATAACTACTTTTATAATAGAGGTTAATTATGAATGATCTTTTAGAAAAAATGAAAAAAACATTACCAAAGTATAATATAACACAACCATCAACTGGAAAAAAAATATCGTTTAGACCATTTACCGTAAAAGAAGAAAAAATTTTATTAATGTCAAGTCAAACAGGATCGTATGAAGACTTTTTGACAACATTATCAGACATAATAGATGATTGTTTTTCCCTGAAAATCAGTTCTAAAAAACTACCATTATTTGATATAGAATACTTTTTTATAAATTTACGAAGTAAATCGGTTGGAGAATTAATAGAACCCTCAATAACTTGTCCCTACACGAAAGAAGTAATAAAATTAAAAATTAACTTGGATGAAATTAATCCAATACATGAGGCAACACACACCAATAAAATTAATGTGTCTGATGATATTATTGTTACGATGAAATATCCATCTTTGGATAAGTTGATTGAAAATAAAAATTCAAATAGTGATTATTTTGATTTAAGTATAGATTGTATAGAAAAGATAGAAACACCAAACGAATTGATCGATTCTACAACAGTATCCCGAGATCAATTGTCAGATTTTATAAATTTGCTCACATCAGATCAATATATGAAAATATTAAATTTCTTTAAAACTTCCCCCAAATTAGAGTACGATGTAAATTATCAAACATCAGACGGAGTTCAGAGAAAACTAACATTGAAGGGACTTAGAGATTTTTTTCAGTAGGCCTCAGCCATATAAATTTGAATAGTATATTCAAGATGAATTTTAATCTTATGTACATTCAAAAACAAACTCTTGAAGACATAGAAGGAATGATTCCTTGGGAAAGAGACATATATGTGGAACAACTGAGGCAATATTTGGAAGACGAAAATTTAAAAGAAATGCAAATGAGAGCAAACAAACATGTTAGATAAAAGAGCACTAGCAAATGAACAATTAGAAGATGTCATAGATCCTGGTGTTGTTTCTTTGGCACCAACAAGTTATGACTCTGAAATCAAATTGCCAGACAATGCTATAGATGGTGTCGAATCAATGCCATCTGTTGTGCATAATAGTTTTAATATAAATGTTAATGCACCTGAAAGAGTAGAAAAAGAAACAATACAAACTAAAGTAAACACAGTAATAAAAAATGCTTTGCCCACGCTAACAGGATCAGCAGAATCAATAAAAAAAAACTCAGTTCAAATTTATCAAAACATTCTTTCACCAATATTTAATCAGTATACAAGAGCAGCAAAAAGTGCTACACTAAATCCAATTTATGATGTAGATTCCCCTGTAGAAAAGATTGAAGACGCCCAAAAACTTTTTAACAATTATAAAGATAGGCAATCTATTCCTGAACTATTGATAAGATCTATTGCGATGGATGGAACATCTCCATCAAATGGAAACTATACTCTACAACAAACACAGCAAAATAATAATTTACAAAATTTAAACAAATATCAATCAATAATACAAAATAATTCAAGTTATAATATTTCTGATAATAATAAAAATATAAATTTATATACAAACAACAATAAAACTCAATTAAATGAAAATATTTCCTATGGTGGAGATACTTTAATGTCATCTATAATTATGAAACCAGAAAATAATATAGACTATGTTACAAGTGTAACTAGAGAACGAGCACTAAATCAAATGAGTGGAAGATACGAAGATTCTATCTCCAGACAATCAAGAAACTCTAGTTTATTACAACAACTAGAAAATGAAGATTTGATTGAAGCAACTACTACAGGGTCAACTCAAAGAGAATTGATTGATTTTGAAGAAAATATTCCCTCAGTAGATAGGGAAGACAAATTAGCACATTTTACTGAAACAAATGATATTCCTTATTTTCAAATACAAGCAAACAACCCTCCTGTGTGGAGGGTTGTTTCGTGAAATGAAGAGAAGTTTATTTTCAGTCTTCAGCTAATTTTTGAAAATAGCTAAGAGCATCAGACTCATCATCTACATCTTCTTCAACTGGTTTCTTTGACTTCAGTGAGGGTTTCTTTTCAGTCATTTCTTCTGCTACATCTTCAGCAGTCTTTTGTGCTGGAGCAGTCGCACGAACATCACCACCAAGAACTTCTTGCATTCTTGTCTTTAACTCATCATATGACTTAAAGTTTTCTGGAGCAAGAAATGGAAGCAGTGCATGTTGTGATTTCCAAATCTTTTCTAGTTTAGCATCATCATCAAGCAATGCCTTTGGAGAGTCAAACTCTGACTTGTCATAATTTGTATAACCACCAACTTTACGAATTTTAATTCTAAAGTTTGCACCTTCCCATAAATTAAATGGATTAATTGGTTCCTCATCATTAAATTCAGGTTTCATCACCTCTTGAATTTTCTCAAAGATCTTGGTTCCAAATTTATAGAGAAACACCTTACCCTCATTTTGGGGGTTTGTGGGATCAGATACGACATAAACATTTGAAATATAAGTCAACTTGCGCTTACGAACACGGGCAAGATCCTTATCGGATTCAAGACCAGAATTCCAAAGTTGATTATTCAATTCACCAACAGGATCTTTTTGACCAATAGTTGTTAGGGAATTTTCAATGTACCATCCACCTGGTCCTTGAAATGCGTGATTATACAACTTAACCCAGGGGAGATCTTCTCCATCTACAGGAGGAAGAAACCGAATGATTGCAAATCCATTACCAGACTTATCCTGCTCTGGTCGCCAAAACCTGTCATCTTTATAACTTTCCTTTGTCTTTGTCTGATCTTCCATCTTTTTGATCAGATCATCAATACCATTTTTTGACTTCTTTTTTAGATCATTAAAACCCATACATCCTACTTTCCCCAGGGATCTACCCTGGACTTGTTACCCAAGTGGGAACTCCCCACTGCTAGTATTATATTATAAACTTTGCGTTTGTCAAGCAAACGGTAGTTTGTTTTTTACCTTTGGTAAAAGATTTAAATCTCTTCCCTCCTGCTCAATTTTTTCTAACAGTGGTTGTGTTAGTAATTTTGGAGCAAGAGAAAAATCATAAGAATATTCTTCAAAATAATGAACCACAGCATCAATATATGAAGAATTAGTTTCTTTTACATAGTTTTCAATTCGTTTAGAAAAATCTTCTTTTGTTACTTTGAATATCATTCCACTAGTTTACCAGTTTTTAAATACTAGTCAACTACTAGTATATATATTAACAAAAGGAAATTTTTATGCCATATACTGCTGACAACATTGAAATTACGATTGCTTCTGGTACTGCTGTAATAGCAACAGACTATGGTACAAGTGGAGCTGGTGGTTTTAGTGCAGCGCACGCACAAATTGCTAAACTTGCATGGGGAGATGAAACATTTACTTACAGAGTGACTGAATCAACACCAACTCCAGTAAAAATATACGGAATAACTGGTGCAACTTTTCCAATCTCTGGAACTATATCAGGAACTGGAGATTTTTATGTAAGAACAAATCCAACAATTCCACTAATCATAAAAGGATCTACTTTTTCCACAGATGCCGCAGTTGGTATTACAGGAACAATTCAGGGAATTTCTGGAGGAACACCAGTTGGTATTACAGGATATGTAAATATTTTAAATACTCTTGGTGTATATGGAATAAGCGGGGCGACAGCAATAGCAGTAACTGGTGGTAGAAGATTAAACTCATCCACAGACAGTGTTTATATTTATGGAAATGTTGGAATATCTGGAGGATTTGCATTAGATTCAATAACAGACTCAATTTCTGTTTATGGACCTGGTGGAAGCACATTTATATACGCAAACCTATATTCAAACGGAACTGCTGTTGGTATTTCTGGAGATGCCCTTAAAGTTGCAGTAACAAATTCAGGATTTACATTTAGTGTTACTTTATCCTCAACCATAGGAGTAACAAACGGATCAGAATCTCCATTAAGAGTCCAGGGGTACACTGGAAGTGGAACTCCACTGACAATACAAGGAAGTCTTGCTGGTGGTGCAGTAGAAATTGGTGCATATTCTGCAATTCCTGTTGGGGTTTCTGGAAGTGTTACTATTGATGATACAGATTTGATTGATTCAATCGAATCTTTAAAAACAAATATAGGAACAGTTTCTACAAATGCTGGTTATGCTTTAGACATATACAATTTAGTAAATTCAGCGGGTCCAGGTGCCAAAGTAAATGTTGGTTCAATATCAAAGCCAGGAAGAACTGTAACAGGGCAAAAAACAATAACAATAAGTCCAACATTGGTTGGAACAGAATCACTTCGATCTGGAGTTACGGTAAAATCTCCAAGTTCAAATTCAGTTGATATTTATCTTGGAAGTAGTTTGAGTGTTTCTCCAACAACTGGTTACATATTGAGTCCTGGAGAATCAATTTATCTTGAAGTATCTACTGTCGCTTCTATATTTGCAAGAACTGCATCGGGAACAGCAACTATAGTTTACATTGGAAGCTAATGAGATCATACAGAGCAACAACATCATCTACAAGAAAAAACACTAAAGAAAAATTGGTATTAGTTAGGGAAAGTGTTATGTATGGACTTGTCATTGAAGATGCCAAAATTGAAAAAGTGTCTTTAAACAGAGGAATCGTTTCAACTCCATCAATTGTATTTTATTCAAATAATACAAAGTGTTTGATTGATTATTCAAATCAAACTAATTCACAAATTCAATCAGAAATAGATTCATACTTTACACAAATAAAATCAGGAACAACTTTAAATCTATTTAATGGAACTTATGCTGATATAAACACTGAGGAAAGAGCAGACTTGACAGGGCAATATATCTTCAGAAGTTATTATAATGGAATAATAGAAGCAGATGTAACATCAGTGGCATCTCTCTCATCTAAATTGAATAGGTACGATAAAACAAAATTTGAACAAATTCCATATTTAGTTCCAAGCGTATTACAAAGTGAAACCGAGATAAAATCTTATTTAAAAAATAAATTAGGAAAGAACACAAAAAATTCTTTTAACTATCTTGGCATCAAAGTGGGTGATTACATTAAAATTACAGATATTACATCTCAACTAAAAGTAATGGAATTAAAAACAGATAGTGATGGAAATGAATATATTCTTCTTGATCGTTATGTAGAAGCTATAGATTTAACAAATATTAAAACAAAAATTGATATTTACATTTCTGTCGTTGACCCATATACTGTCGCTCCAGATATTTCTGAAACAGAAACAGGAACATGTACAGAACTAGCAAATAATGTAGTTATTCAATGTAACAACAATCATACTCGTTCTCAGTGTAGATTTAGGTCAAGTAAAACAAATCAAATAACAACTCAGTTTATATCAGGAGTATTTTGTGTAACTCCAGAAACAAATAAAGCAATACAAACATCATCTGCTGATAATCTAGTTCAATTGACAACAACATTAGCAAATGCTCTATCTGCTATGAGTACATCAACAGTTGCTGGTGTAGTTAACAATAAAGGGAATGTAAAAAATTCCTTTTATGGAAGACCATTTTAAAATAATTTAATATCAATTGGAATTAATTTAAATTTATCTAGCATACATTTATTAATTATATTGAACGCTTCCATTGATTCGTATAAAACACAAAGGGTTACGGTATCTGTAGAGACACCATAACCCTTTATGCTACACTCAGGCTTTGATTCTATAAATCTTTTAGGTTTTCCATTTAACTCTGGAAATGAGTAGGTATATGTAACCCTCAACATGTACCTTTATTTATAGAATTACCTCTTTCCAATCTTGCAGTGTGTCCCACAAGAACGCTCGCAATTGCGAATTTCTTCACGAATATCGCGCGCAGTATCATCAATTTGGCGATAAATTGCATCCATGTCACGATAAAGATCTTCACGATCCCGCTCCTTATCCTTTGGACAAGGTTGTGACCAAAGAGTAAGAATTACGGTGGTAAACAGAGTAATTACTGATGCAGCATTGAACCCATCAATATACCCTTGTTTGAGAGCACCAGCGCAAATAAGAGTAAACACTTGCATTGCTAGACCAGCAAATGCAAGTCCAACGATAAAACTACGATTCTTCATAATTGAAACTCCTTTGTTTCTGATTCTAT